TGAAACTTGCCATTCTTTTTTGGCGCTCCAATATCTACCCATCTTTCCTTTACCCACTTTTTTAAACTCATGCTCTACTTCTTTTAGTGCTTGTTTTCTTCTTAGAAGTAAGTTTTATTCTGCCACTGCATACACCTGCTGCATACATATTTGCATACGCACTTGGATACACTTTAAACTTTCTTTTTGCTGCTGCTTTACCCTTTGGGCATAATTTTTTACTTTTTGTCATGCTTTTCCTTTGGCTACTTTTTGTGCTGTTTTAGATAAATCTTTAAAATGAAATAATCTTTTGCTTGTTTTTGTATGTGTTTTATTAGAATGTAGTTCACCATTTGGCATCTTATGCGTAGAACCTTTGTGTTCTTTGCCGTTTCTAAAATAATGCTTTACACCTTTACCCATTATGCCATCTTCTTTTTTTTACCTTTTCGCAAGACGGCAAAATCTTTTCCTGTTATTTTATTACGAGGTTTAGCTACTCTTGCTATTTTCATTTGCTTTGCTGTTAGTTTTTTTCTTCCGGGCATTATTTTTTACCTTTCATCATTTTTTCAAGTTTTACCGCTTGTGCTGCATGAGCTTTAGATGCTTTTTTTAATGCAGCAATTACACTTTTCATTGTTGCTTTATTCATTATTTTTTCTTCTTCATCATTTTCTTTTTTTTAGTTCCTGATTTCATTCCTTTTCCATAATGTCCTGGCATAGTTTTGCTCCTTTAAAATAAGTTAAATGCAGAATCCGATTGCAACTGAGGTGGCTCAACATTCCTTACTCGTGTTTTGCGTAATGACATTACAGCATATCGTAATGCTGAAAGTACATCATCATGCATAGGAATAATTTTACCATCTTTCCTATGATACATTCGTAACTCTTCAAGTAGTTTACTTTGATTAGAAAATATTTTCAATCTTTTTGTTTGAAATCGTGTTAGCATTTCCATTACTCCTGCTTCTACACTATTGCCACCACTGCCTTCTTTCATACCTTGTT